AATTTAACATAATATACATTGCAGCGCCCTATTCAGGGCGCTTAGCCCGTCTGCGCTCAACAAAACTAATAAAAAACTCGCTGCTATTCCCAGCCTTTCCGCTGCCTTTGTCCAAGCTTTTTTCACGTCACCTTCACTTCGCGCAATTGCCGCTGCAATCAAAACCTCACTTGGATTGATTCCAAGTATTTCAGCAACTTTAATTGCTGTTTCGTCCGACATTAGATTTCTTTTTCTTATGCAAGAAATTGTCGATCTATTTGTTTTTAACGCTTCTGCTGTTTTGTAGTCGCTTCCTGTTTTTGCTTTTAAATCATCAAGATAGTCGTTTAATGTTTTCATTATTTCCACCGTTTGCGTTATGCAATCATTTTTTCCTTGACTAAATCATAGTCTTTAGGTTGCAATATGTCACCGTTTGCAATACGCAAACGCGTTTACACATTGAGGCAAACCAATGACACCATTAACACCCAGCGGTAACAATGAACTAGACGCCCTTCACGCTCGATATGAAATAGCGCGCAATCTTCAACGATTAAAAACCGCAAAATCACCCGAATTAATTAACTATCTTCAGGCCAGCAACCGAGCTTATAAGGATTTACTTCTTTTGGTCGCCCCCCCGCTTGTGTTTGCCACTGCTGTCTCGCAGGGGGGCAACTAATGCAAAACAACCAAATTTTTCAAATCAACATGAATTCCGATGATTTAGCCCGTCTTTATCATCTTCTCAATCATGAGGTTTTAAAAACTTCTAGCGGTTCTCATCGTTTATGTTTTCAAGACGAAGCCGCTTATTTCCGTGGCTTCTTCTCGTACTTTATAGACAAATCCAAACAACCTGACGGCGTTGGCCGGTCACCTGTTCAGTCGTCCGGAGTTTTGGACCAGGTGACCACTTATCCTTTTGTCGTTGGGGAATAGTCATGGACTTAATAACCGCAAAAGAATTAATAGATTCGTTAGAACCCTTAATCCTTCTTGATTGTTTTCTATCTGTTCTGGTCGCTTTATTTGTTTACGATGCCGCGTATTTTTTTCTTCATCGTCTAAGTGTTTATTTGCGTCTTTCTCGTAAAAAAGGCGGTCCACTATGAAAGGCTCCCAAATCGCCAAACAAGCCGCGCCCCATATCCGCAAGGCGTATACCGTCAAACGCTCTCGCCGTTTGTGGCTGGCTGAAATTAGCTTATTGCTGAGGGCTTCATGATGCCTAAATGTCTTTATTGTTTTTCATCATTTAACACGTCCGGTGTTGGTCGTTTACCTGTTTACTGTTCAAGTTCGTGTAAACAAGCCGCCTATCGTTTTAGAAAAAATGGTTTTCGTCGCTTTAGAGTTTCATCTGCTGTTCGATCCTTATCGTTACCAAAAGCCGGCGGAACTGGTCAAATTTTCTTAACGTTACGAAACGCCGGCTGTATTGATGGGGAACTTTCATGATTCCCGTTTGCTATTGGTCGCCCGACTACATCCCGCCTGAACCTATCTGCCATGTTCACAAAATGACAGACCAAGAGAACTTTATTTTTGATGAGTTTCAACAGCTGCTCGCGTCCGAGCGCCGGGAACTTCGAAAAGTTGGTAGCGAAGGCGCCGCGTCACGCTCTCAGAGCGTGGAAGGCGACAAGCTGACGATTTTGACAATTGACGGGCAAACGTTGCGGCCATCTGTTGCCAAGTCAGAAAGAAATAAAAGTTTTTTTGGTTTTTATTTTGACTTTAAAAAGGCCCCCGGCGGGGTTGGGTTATGTAACACCCAAACTATCGCCGGAGCTCCGGCAAAAATGACCATAAATCGCCGCGAATACCTCGCTCGGTAATCAGTCATGGAAAACTTTTTTATTGACAAATTAAATATTGTTCAGGAGCACTTTTTGAAGTCTGAAGTTGTGATTAACGAAGACGGTAAAGAAGAGCTTCGAATGATCGAGTTGCCGTCAGTCGGTAAAGAAAAATGGTTCAAGGTCAATTTGCGTACTCAAGCAGTGACCGAAAGCGTTACGCATTTGCAATTGGAAGGCTCTTATTCGTCTTCGCTGACAATTCGCTGTGATGGTCACCGTGTTGAGTGTTATGGCAATCCATCGCGTTACGGTCGTATTGACAACCTTTGGGGTTACAAAACGATTGACGAGTGTGTCCAGGTTTACAACGTGATTTTGCAATCCATGGGTTTGCCACAATTCACAAAATGTACTGATTACTTCTTTAGCGACTCTAGGGACGGCCAGGCACCGCAAAAAGTTTATAACGGCGCTCTTATCACTCATATCGACTTTACGCGCAATCTTGCCGTGGGTATGGGCAACGAAAGGCCATTTTTGAAAGGCTTGTCTACGCAATCGGTCGGGCGTTCTGTGTCGCCTTATTTGTACCCGGATGAGAATACCGTTGAATGGTACGGCAAGAATATTCAAAAAAACGGTTCCACCTATCGTTATTTGAAGGTTTACACAAAAACGGCTGATTTGCTTCGGCATTTAAAAAAGAACACCAAGCACGTTAGCGATGAAGATTTTCAATATTACGATGATTTGATTCAATTCACGGTTGTGAATGGTGTGGTACGCGAAGAACACAGCTTTAAACGAGAATATTTAAAACGCAACGATTTATGTGCTTATGGGTTCGTTAAAGAAGAGGACTTCGAACAAGAACTACAAGCAATCACTGAAATTAGAAACCGTCTTGAGGTGTCCAATATGAAATATGAAACTATCGCAGATCAACTGCTCGCTGAAGGTATTTGCACTAATCGTCAATCTGCCAATTCAACCCAGATGTATTACAGCTTATGGTTGCATGGCGAATACATGGATAAAACCAAAAGCCAATTTCGTGAACACAAGCGCCGCTTGTTGATGATCGGTATCGACATCAGCCAAAAGCTAGACATTACCCGCGCTCCCTTGCGCTTAAAAGAATCTGAAATTATCGAAGTTCGAGAAATTTCGGCCCCGGATTGGTATCGACAACCAATAAATCCCACTGTTGCTGTAAAGCATCTTAACCACCTGCGCTTAGTCGCTTAATCGGAGTATTGCAAAATGGCTTTAAATTTAGAAATCTTGGAAATCGTTGAAGATATTGACGCCACTACTAGACAACCGCGCATCCGCGCCAAGGTCCGTGAGCTGAAACCACGTACGCATTTAGTTAATCTTAAAAATTGTGATGCCGAACAAATCGGTGTTTTGATGAAAAATGTGGGTGGTGTTGTTTCCATTCCTGCTCGTGAAATGCTCATGGATGGGCGCTTTATGATTTCCATTGCGGCTTCAGACGAAGAGTTCTTTGTTCTGCGTGAGCCTGAAAAAATCGCTACTGCTTCTGTAGCAACTGTTTCAGTTGGTGGTGGTTTCAAACCTACACCAGATGAAAAAACCCCACTGTCTAAGGTGGGTTAATCGTGACCCTGGAAGATGTTTACATGATCTTGGTTGATTCTAACAACGAGAATCGTGCAAGTTTTACTTCGTTAGTTGTCGTTATTGAGTCCGGCTGCTTTGTTGTTACTTATGCACTTGGTTTTATTGCGGGTCTTAAATTATGAATATTTTAGATACTGATTTGGCCTCGCTTGTTAGTTGGTTTTTATCCAGTTTTGGTGTCGGTATTATTTCAGGGTACATCCTCAATGTTTTCCGGCGTGCTGCCGGTTATGTTCGTTAATTTCAAAGGTGAATGTTATGTTAAAAAAAATAGGTGTTGTTCTTGCTTCAATCATGGGTTTGATGATTGTTTCTGTTGAATCCGCTAATGCAGCTTTAAACGCCGGTGTTGCCACTGGTTTTACTGCGTTACAAGTTGATGCTTTAGCTTTGGTTGATTTGGTCTGGCCTGTAACTATTGCCGTAACGGTTGCTTTCATCATCCTGGGTCTTTTCAAGAAAGCCGCTGGTAAAGCTGTTTAATAACGTTTAAGGATTCCGGCCATGATTTTGACAAAACTTCTTATATTTCTGGTTATGGCCGGTTTTACCAATATATCTTTTTCTCAAAATTTTTATTATTCGACATGGTCTGAAGCGATTTCCGCTTGTACTTCTTTTAATTCCGGGGCGTGTTCTGGTTCGACTGCATCGAATCAAGCGTATTGTGTAGGTAATACGGCAACTTATAAATATTCACAAAAAACAATAGGTGGTGTTTTAACTGATAATTTTTTCTTTTCTTGTACTCAACAGTATGTATCTTGTCCTTCCGGTCAAAATCGCCAATTTCCATCTGGTGTTTGTTCAGTACCCTCTGTTCCTGTTTGTTCTGCAACCCAAAATCCCGTTAAAGATTCTTGTACATACCCTACTAATCAAGGCGTTCCTGTTAACTGTATGGATGGTTCCGTTGTTTATGTGCCTTCTGTTTGCTCTAGTCAGGGCGGTAAATGGCAAGATATTTTTCCAGCTCCTAAGCCGTTATGCCTTCCTAATCAAACAGATCATTCAGCATGTGAACCGCTTTTATTTCAGCGCATTGATGATTGGGCATCGTCTCAAGCTCTTCAAATTGGCACCGCGTTATTAATGATTGCTGCGCCTGAATTGGCCGTTGCTGGCACTGCGATTGCTGAGGTTGCTAGTTCGTTGGCTGCTGATTTTCCTATGGTCTGGCGCAACTCTTCAGGCGAAATAGTCGATACTGTAATTCGTGCTGACGTGCCAAAGGCCGAATTCGGTCAAGCCGTTACTGACTTGATTAAAAATAATCCGTCCGACCCTTATGTACAGTTTCTGCCTAATTTGTTAGGCGGTCCGTCTGGTCCTGTCACTATTAATCCTTCGACGGGGGCTATTACTCCATCCGGTTCAACCGTCCCTTATTCACTTAATCAGGTTTCCGACGTTGTCAGGTCTTTAAATGCTGTTAAGCCTATTCCACTGGACAAGGTTGCAACGTATATCGTACCTGAGCGCATACCATGGCTTAATGCCGCCCAAACTGCCGTTAAATTTGATTTATCCACGCAAGCCGCGCCTCAATTTTTTCCTAAAGCGTTAGCACCTGCTACGCCAGTCGCTGTTTCAACGCCTGAATTTATCCGTGTTCCTTCGCCGTTAAGCGTTGTTGAACCTACTGCAATTTCGCGTTTTCCGCCTTCGTTTGCCACTGTTAACGCTTTATCACCGCTGGCAACCTTAACGTCGTTAAGTCCTAATGTTTACACGCCTACGGCTACTATTTACGCACCTACAGTCAATCCGAACCCAACCGGTTCGCCGTTAGCAACTGCCCCTGCTCCACCGCCTCCCACGGGGCCTATTGATCCGAATGCGGTAGTTGACATCCCGCCAGTTCCGCCAGATTTGTTTGACGATAAATTCAAATATTTTGACTTTTTACCAACTAGCAATCCTTTCGATTTTAATCCAAGTTCGTTTTTGCCTGACATGCCTACATCGGCTTGTAACTATGAAATTCATCAAGTTGTAAATGTTCCATTTATGGGGCCTCATGCGTTTAATTTGGCGCCATGTGTCCCGCTTCAGCCGTTGCGGACTGTTTTAGCTTGGGCGTTTTCTGTGCTGACTGCCTGGCTGACTTTCATTCTGTTATTTAAAGCTGAGGTTTAATCATGGGCGTTTTAGTCGGTATTTTGATGCAATTTCTTGTCAAAACCTTTGGCACGATATTCATGCACGCGGCTTTCAAGATTGCGTACACGCTGCTTTATATCTCTATCGTTGTCGGTGCTATTTACGCTTACGTAGCGTCTTATCGAACCCTCGTTAATAGTATCTCTCAAACCATGCCAGAGATCGTTAACGGTGTATGGGGCTGGGTCATGCCCTCCAATGCTCACGCCTGCTTCCTGGTGATCTTCGCCGTTATTCTTCTTCGCTTTGTTACTCGCCAATGGTTAAGGCTTATCAACGCAAAATTCAAGGCCGGAATCTCTAATTAATTTGTTTTTGTATATACATTTTCCTTGACAACGATTGTTATTGTATATACAATAACCTATCTTAAATGGAGAGCAAAATGAACATTCAATTAGATTTAATCGACTTAATCACTGAATTGGAAAATCAATTTAACCGTAAATTACATAGTCTTGCTGTTATGACTTATTTGAATTGGTCAGATTTATTAGACGGTGTTTTGAATGATTACAAATTCGACTTGCTTACACGCTTAGTTAGCAGAGTAAACAGACGCTTTGAAAAACTTGGCTTAGCAACACCTGTTTAAAGCGCGGCCCCGCGTTTCATTTACGTGCTGCTTGTAGTGCATGAGAAACGACGAGCGGGTTATTTTATAAATAGGCGAGAAAGCCGGCGCTATCTAAATAAATGGAAGCGTTAGCGAACCTAATATTGAGGGCTGTTAATCTGTGGCAAAACCGCTTGATAGGGTGTTGGTAATTTGTGGAAAGGTAGTTCGAGGTTGAACGTTAGCTATCCCCATATTATCAATGCCCTTGCTCATCAAGGGGAATTTTCCACAAATTAATGACCCTTTTCTAATAGGCCATTTCATTGTTGCGCTGGCCTCGTTTATTTAAAAAATGTTCTGCGAAGTGGAAATCAAAGGGTAGGGCGGTTAACCGATACTTAAGCGGGGCCGCGCTTCCCGTTATTAACTATTGAGGTCAAACAATGCCAGGCTGGATAATTCAAGGCGTCAGAGGTGAAGGAAAAAGCCTTTGTGCCGTCGGAAAAATTAAAGAATACATGTCACGAGGTCGGCCGGTGGCTACCAATCTCGATTTATTCGTAGACAAGTTCTTACCTGAAGATAACGCTACCATCAGTTACCGCCTACCAGATCATCCACGCCTCGAAGATTTCGAACTGTTGCCGCCTGCTTACGACCCGAAATATAAAAAAGAAGATATGAACGGCTTGCTCGTTCTTGATGAGCTTGGCACTTGGTTGAACGCTCGTAACTGGAACGCCAAAGATCGCCTAAAAATGTTGAACTGGCTTTTCCTAAGCCGCAAAGATCATTGGGATGTAATCCTATTGGCTCAAGACTTCGAAATGATCGACGCCCAGGTACGAACAACACTTTGTGACTACCTGGTTCAATCATCCCGTTCTGATCGCCAAAAAGTGCCTTATCTATCAGGCACACTGAAGAAATTCGGCTTTAGCGGCAAAATGCCCTTGGTGCATCGTTACGCCGTTTATTACGGCATGACCACGGCTGTTGAACCTGAAGAAATGTGGTCTTTTACTGGTACTGACTTTTATGACGGTTATGACACCAACCAAAAGTTTCGCGATGGCATGGAAGCGTTAAACGGCACCCTGGTTGATATGCGCGCTACTTATTCAAACATTCCGGCCAACTATCTAACCAAGCGCGTTTTTGTTGATCGCTTAAACGAGAAAATCACCCAATTACGACAAATAACAAATTCAGAGGTTAACGACATGGCAAAAGGTAAGGGCGGCTCCAAGCAGGCTGATTTCATGAAAATAGGCTTCCTCGTTGTTGCCCTGATTGGTTTTCTTGGTTGGCGTTTTTTAAGTGGTGGCTTAAATATGCCTAAAACCGAAAGCGTTACGCCACAACCGGCCGCTACTGCGCCTGTTGTGCCTACGCCTGTTAAACCTGTTCAACCGGCGTCTGAAAGCGTGCCTGTCGAAACTAAACCGGCCGTCTATGTTGCACAGCAAACCAATGAATTCATTGAATACCTGTTGAAAACTTACCGGCCACGATTATCAACCACGGCTTACTCGCCTGAATTGGGCATCATGGGCACCATACAGTTTTATGATAATTTCGAAGTGGTCGAGTCATACACCGTTAAAGAGCTGCATTCGTTAGGTGTTACCTTGCTTCGCAAGCCTTACGGCGTTGATCTTGTTTTCGCTGGCAAAAGCTTTATCGTTTCGTCCTGGAAGCTTCCGCATGAATCCGACAACCAAGAGCCGCAAGCTTCACAACCAGCACCTGTTTCAGTGTCTCAAGCCGACACACAGCCTGCAGCGTCTAAAGGCAAGTTTTTTGATTAACAGTTGTTAATTCAATATATCGTGCATACAATAAAGCAATGGAAATTACTTTTGATGCCACTAAAGATGAAGCTAACCGCCTAAAACATGGCGTTTCTTTGTCTACGGCGGTAAAACTTGAATGGCAGTTATTGTTAACAACTGTCGATAATCGTAATGATTATGGTGAATGTCGAATGGTGGGATACGCGCCTATTAATGACCGCGTTTATTGCGTTGTTTATGTTGATCGTGACCAACAGCGCCGAATCATTAGTTTACGTAAAGCTAACAAGCGAGAGGTAAAAAGCTATGCAAACAAAATCAATTCGTGAATTTTATTTGCCAACTGACGAAGAGGACGCCGCAATCAATGCAGGCATTGCGGCGGACCCTGACACTTACGAATTAACCGCTGAGGAATTCGCCAGGCTAAAACCATTAGGAAGACCGCTCTTAGAAATCACTAAAGAGCGGATTACAATCAGACTATCAAGAGACGTGGTTGAATCTTTTCGATCAACTGGGGCAGGGTGGCAAACTCGCATAGATGCCGCGTTAAAAGACTGGTTAGAACACCACCCAACAACGCCTTAAGGCTTATCGTTACGAATCTTCTTTGGAACCGGTTTAGGCGCTTTAACGTGTTCCGGTATTTGATACCAACTACAAAGCGCCGTTTCAATTAGCACTGCTCGGCTTTCCGGTTGTCTTTCCATCCAATCCAATAGGTACGGTGGTAATCTTAAGCTTATTGCTTGTTTTCTATCGTCTTTCTTTGGCCTGGCCATTACGTGTCACTTCTTAAGTTTTTAGTGTTCAATTGAATGTTCATTTCTGCTCTCCATTTAAGACATGTTATTGTATATACAATAACAATCGTTGTCAAGGAAAATGTATATACAAGTTGTGCCGGCTAATTAAACTAAAAATGTGCTTTTGCTTGAAAGTAGCGAAGCGGCCACGGGTAGCCAGTGAGCAAGCGTAGCGCGCCGAACGGTGTCACACGTGAGCCAGCAAATTCCCATTGCATCCAACTAGGTGCCGTTTGAAGGTAAAGGCTTGCTGTATATGAATATGGACAGCTTGATGAAACCGGCAACATGCAAGACAGGCACTTCGTACACTATAAATAAAACCAGCCTTTTTCAGGGAGCGACAAAACGAGATAAACAACCAGCCGCTAGGCGTTCCCACCAGATCGGGCTTTTATATCAACTAGCTGAAATTCCTTTTGTTTTTGCTTTGGCTCTTGATGTTGCTCTTTAAGCATTCGACACACGCGCCACCGTTTAATTTCCGCTTGTTGATAGATATACCGTAATGCGCGTATCTCATAATGATAGATAAAATCGCCTTCGGGGGATTCGATACAATCGGTCGTAATTTTAAAGCCTCGCCACTTTTTGCCTAAAAAATCCAGCTGGCCGTTAAAAATCATCAGGCATAAAAAAACCGCGTAAGGCGGTTGAGTTTTTCCAGCATCCCAGCGTTCGACAGTACGTGCGTTTACTCGGAATTTTTCGGTGCAATCTTTTTTACTGTATCCGGCAAGTTGTCGTAGCGTTTTAAAGTCCTGTATTGGTGTCATTTTCTTGGCTCCTTGCAATAAAACAAGGGTTTTGCAAGTTAAATGCCAGCTGATTTACTGGGTTTTAGCCAGGGCTTGACAATTTGACATAATATACATT